TTAGTGATTTAGGTAATAAATTGTTAGTAGTTGTTAATAGTGTGTTTTCAGTACTTGTTATTGCAGGTATTGTTACAGACCCTACTACACAAGGAGTATCAGATAGCAGCCGTGCGCTATCCTACACAGAGCCAAAATAATAGGAGGATAAAATGAAAGCAATCACGAAAATAGCATTAGTACTAGTAATAGCAATATTATATATTCCGTTGTCAGTGATTGCTTTTTTTATTTATCCGTTTTATTTGATTTTTGAAAAGGAGGGATAAATGGCTACATACCAAGAATATAAAAGTCGTTCAAATGGCAACGCTTATGATATTGATGGATCGTTTGGTGCGCAATGTTGGGATGGCTACGCAGATTACTGTAAGTATCTAGGACTGCCATACGCAAACTGTACAAATACAGGATACGCAAGGGATATATGGGAGCAACGTCACGAAAATGGTATTTTAAACTACTTTGATGAAGTAGAGACTATGCAAGAAGGCGATGTCGCAATTTTTATGGTAGTTGCAGATGTTGTACCTTATAGTCATGTTGCTATATATGATAGTGATGCTGGTGGTGGTTACGGATGGTTTTTTGGTCAAAATCAAGGTGGAGCAAACGGAGCATATAATTTAGTAAAAATACCATATTCAGCGACTTATCCTACTGCATTTAGACCAAAAGTTTTTAAAAATGCAGTTACTGTTACAGGTAATACTGGATTGAACAAAGGAGATTACTTTATTGATGTATCAGCTTATCAACAAGCAGACTTAACTGCTACTTGTCAGCGATCTGGCACTACTAAAACGATTATCAAAGTATCTGAGTCACTCGCTTGGCTGTCTGACAGGCATCAGCAACAAGCTAATACTAGTGACCCGATTGGTTATTATCACTTTGGACGATTTGGAGGAGATAGCAGCTTAGCGCAACGAGAAGCAGATTTATTTCTGTCCAATTTACCAAGCAAAAAAGTCTCTTACTTAGTCATTGACTACGAAGACTCTGCAAGTGCTGACAAACAAGCTAACACTAATGCAGTTATTGCGTTTATGGATAAAATTGCAAACGCTGGATATAAGCCTATTTATTACAGCTATAAACCATTTACGCTTAATAATATTGATTATCAACAAATTATAGCTAAGTACCCAAACAGTATTTGGATAGCTGGTTATCCAGACTACGAAGTACGAAAAGACCCACTTTGGGAGTTCTTCCCTTCAATGGATGGTGTGCGCTGGTGGCAGTTTACAAGTGTAGGAGTAGCAGGTGGTTTAGATAAAAATATTGTATTATTAGCAGATGATAGTAGCAAAGTTGATATACCTAAGATTGACAAACCACAAGAACCACAAAGCCAGCTTACTTTTAATCAAAAGCTAGATACTAACACTAAATTAGACAACTCAAATGTACCTTACTACGAAGCAACCCTTAGCACAGACTATTATGTAGAGTCTAAGCCAAACGCAAGTAGCGCTGATAAAGAATTTATCAAAGCAGGAACTCGCGTAAGAGTCTACGAAAAAGTGAATGGATGGTCACGCATTAATGCTTCTCAGTCTGACCAATGGGTAGAAGATAAGTATTTAGCTAATGCCACACAAGTATAAACTAGGAGGTAAAACTCCTTTAGAGCGGAAACCGTATCAGTATTTGGGGCAAATTAAATTAGTGTAACCGACATCAATGTCGGTAGCAAAAAATTATGGAGGTAAAGCTCCTTTAGATAAGACAAAGTAAGCCCTTAGGTGTAACAACCTAGGGGCTTTTTTTCGTGCTCTGAAAAAAATAGAGGAAAAACAGGGGAAAATTTAGGGATTGACAAAACCTTTACGAATAATTAGGTAAGGAGGTCAAGAAGTATGCTATATTTTGATGAATTAAAACAGGCGGTAGATAACGGCTACATCACAGGGGATATGGTCAACGTGGTCAGAAAAGAGGGCAAGCTCTTTGATTATGTTTTGCCAGGGGAACCTGTGAGACCTTGGGAGGTGGTTAGTGTAGAGCCTTTAGCTGAGGTTATGGCAGAACTTTCTGAATATCAATAATTTTAGTAACCTTGATTGAAGTAACTTTTAAAGCAGAGAGCATGGCAGGTGTTTTCGATGCTATGCGTGAAGCTCTGGATATGCCGAAGACAGTAACCAAGGATGTTGTTGAAGAAAAACCAGCTCCTAAAAAGAAAGAAGAGTCTGTAACTTTAACATTAGCTGATATTAAGAAAATGGCTAAAGCCAAGGTTGAAGAAGGGAAGTCAAAGGACATCAAGGAAGTCTTGAGAGAGATGAACGTCGCAAAAGTTGGTGAACTTGAAGAATACCAGTTTGCGGAGTTTGTTGAGAAGTTGGAGGCTCTCTAATGCCAGTAGAAAATCACGCACTACTGTCTGCTTCTAGTGCTCACAGATGGCTTTATTGCCCTATGCTACCGAGATTAGAAGCAGACTATCCTAGCCGCGACACCGTATACACTCAAGAGGGCACAAGCGCCCACGAGCTTTCTGAAATCAAACTGATGTACAAGTCTGGTAAAATCACCAAGCGTAAATTTAACACGTTAACAAAGGCTTTTAAGGAAAACTCAGACTTCTACAACGAAGAGATGGAAGAGATGACGGAGCTTTACACAGATATTGTTATGGAGCACCTAAATGCTTATGAGAATGCCGAAATTGAACTTGAAAAACGGGTTGATTTTAGCGACTGGGTGCCTGGCGGTTTTGGGACTTCGGATGTCGTCATTTTGGCGGATGGGGTCATTGAAATTATTGATCTTAAGTATGGCAAGGGTATGCCTGTGTCTGCTAACCAAAACCCGCAGATGGGGTTGTACGCTCTGGGAGCTTATGCTTCCTACGATATGGTTTATGACTTTGACCGTATCAAGATGACCATTATTCAGCCACGTTTAGATTCGGTTAGTTCTGTTGACATTTACGTAGAGGAGCTTCTGTATTGGGCGGATAATGTTGTCTTGCCTATGGCAGCTCAAGCAGATGCAGGCATTGGTGACTGGAACCTAAGTGAAAAAGTATTGCAGTGGTCTCCTGTCGCAGCTAAATTGGTGCCAAGAGCGCAAGAAAACTGGGAATTAATTGATAAATATGACTATCAGGAGCCTGTCTATTTATCTGATGAAGCCGTCGCAGAGATCCTTGACAAAGCCTCAGCTATCAAGAAGTGGGTTGAGTCAGTTGAAGCCTATGCCCTGAAAGAAGCACTCTCAGGAAAAGAAGTTCCAGGCTATAAGATTGTCGAAGGTAGAAGTAATCGAGTTATCACTGATAAAGACAAAGCAATTGATATTTTACAAGATAACGGCTTTGACGATGAGATTTTTAAACCGAAAGAGCTGTTAGCAATGGGAGCTCTTGAAAAGTTAATAGGTAAAACCACTTTTGCTGATTTATTAGCAGAAGTAATTGATAAACCACAGGGCAAACCTGTACTTGTCCCTGAAAAGGATAAGCGCCCAGCAATAAACAGTTTAGAACAAGCAATTAAAGATTTTGAATAGGAGAAAAATAATTATGACAACAACACCAAACACAACTAAAGTAGTGACCGGAAAAGTACGCCTAAGCTATGTAGCTTTACTAGAGCCTAAAGCCTTTGAAGGCCAAGAGGCTAAGTATTCAACAGTTATCTTAATTCCAAAAACAGACAAAGCCACAATCAAGAAAATTAAAGACGCGCAGAGAGCTGCTTATGAAGCTGCCAAGGACAATAAACTCAAAGGAGTTAAATGGGAGCGCGTTAAGACAACGCTTCGTGATGGTGACGAAGAAATGGATACCGAAGAGCACCCAGAGTACGCAGGCCATATGTTCATGTCAATCTCAAGCAAAACTAAACCGCAGATCATTGACAAGTATAAAAACTCTGTTGATTCCGCAGAAGAAGTCTACTCTGGCGTCTATGCTCGTGTATCACTTAATGCCTATGCTTACAACACAGCGGGAAATAAAGGAATCTCTTGCGGATTAAACAACGTCCAAATTGTTGCTAAAGGAGACTACCTTGGCGGCCGTTCGTCAGCTGATGCAGATTTTGACGAGTGGAACGAAGAAGAGGACGAAGACGACATTTTATAGTTGAGGGCCTCTTTAGAGGCTCCTCATTTTTAAAGGAGAGGTATGAGACATTTAAATATTGATATTGAAACCTATAGTTCGAATGACATCAAAAATGGGGTTTACAAGTATGCTGACGCAGAAGATTTTGAGATTTTACTTTTCGCTTACTCTATAGATGGCGGAGAAGTAGAGTGCCTTGATTTGACAAGGCAGTCTCTACCTGAAGACATCAAAGATATGTTATTTGATGATAAAGTCCGAAAGCACGCCTTTAATGCCCAATTCGAAAGAGTTTGTCTCAGTCGTTACCTCGGCCTACCTTACTATCTAGATCCTTGCCAATGGCAATGCACCATGGTGCTGGCCCAAGAGTTGGGTCTGCCTTCAAGCTTGGAAAAGTGTGCGCTGTATTTAAAATTAGCACAGGAAAAAGATACCTCGGGTAAAAACTTAATCAGATACTTTTCCCTGCCTTGCAAACCAAGTAAAACTAACGGTGGGAGAACTAGAAATTTACCAGAACACGCCCCCGAAAAGTGGCAAATGTTTATTGACTACTGCATCCAAGACGTAGTTGTTGAGATGGCAATTGCCGAAAAACTAGAGTCAGTTCCTGTGCACGACCGTGAGTGGGATTACTACGTCTGCGACCAGAGAATCAACGACAGAGGCGTGGCGCTTGATAAAGAGTTAGTTGCTTCGGCTTTGTATTGTAAAGATGTTAAGATGGAAAGTTTGTCTGGTGAACTAAAAGCTCTAACAGGACTTGATAATCCTAATAGCAGGGCGCAGCTGCTACCGTGGCTAAAAGAACACGGTTATTCGGCTAATGGGCTGACTAAAGCAGATGTTGAACGGGAACTTAAGACGGCCGAAGGAGAACTTAAGAGAGTCTTAGAACTTAAACTACAAACCGCGATGTCAAGTCTAAAAAAATATGAAGCTATGGAAAGAGCTATGTGCTCAGACGGACGAGTTCATGGACTACTTCAGTTTTACGGAGCTAGCAGGACAGGAAGATGGGCGGGCAGAGTTGTCCAAGTACAGAACTTAGCTAGGAATTATATAAAGGATCTAGATGATGCTAGAGAGTATGTTAAAAAGCGTGATATTGATGCTGTGGAGATTTTATACGATAGTCTTAACGACACTTTAAAGCAGCTAGTAAGAACGGCACTCGTGGCCAAAGACTGCTGTACCTTCTACGTCTCTGACTTCTCAGCGATTGAGGCTAGGGTGATTGCGTGGTTTGCCGGAGAGCAGTGGAGGCTTGACGTGTTTTCGACGCACGGAAAAATCTATGAGGCATCCGCTAGCCAGATGTTCGGAATTCCAATTGAGGAGATTGATAAGGAACTACGCCAAAAAGGCAAAATCTCAGAGTTGGCACTTGGCTATCAAGGAGGTCCTGGAGCGCTCAAGCAGATGGGGGCTCTAAATATGGGGGTCAAGGAAGAGGAGCTTCAAGGGTTAGTTGATGACTGGCGCAGGACCAATAAGAAAATCGTCCAATTTTGGAAAGACGTACAAAGAGCCGCCATCAAAGCCATCAAATCGAGAGCACCGATAAAACTTGGAAAACTACGATTTAGATACCGTAAAGGTTTCCTCTTTATAACATTGCCTAGTGGTAGGAACTTAGCCTATGCAAGAGCCAAGGTTGAGCCTGGTGACTTTGGAGACAAAATCATCTATGAGGGCCAAGGAGATAAGGCATACTTCACAGCGCAAGAGACTTATGGCGGTAAGCTTGTCGAAAATATCGTTCAGGCGACGGCTAGGGATATTCTAGCTGAAGCGCTTCTGAGGATTGAAGCTGCAGGCCATGGTGTTGTTTTCCACGTTCATGATGAGGCTATTATCGAAGGCTCAGGCCTGACAATCGAAGGGGTTAATGATCTTATGGCACAAGCGCCTGAATGGGCGGAGGGTCTTCCTTTAAATAGCGAAGGCTATGTAACAAAGTATTATATGAAGGATTAGATAGATGAAGCAAGAAAAACTAATAGTAAAGTCTTCTCCCCTGCAAGAGCTTCATATCGCAACAGGTAGTTCGCGAACAGCTAAGACATGGAAAAATATCACGCTAACTTGGCAGGAGCTGGTTGAGAGGTTAGAGAAACCTACAGTCACCCAAGAGACGTTTGCGGAGTACCAGAAGATGTCTCGAGCAGAAAAAGGGCAAGCAAAAGACGTAGGGGGCTTTGTCGGCGGGTGGCTAAAGCAGGGTAAACGAAAAAACGAAAATGTTCAAAGCAGGTCCTTGGTTGCGCTTGACGCAGATAGCCCAAGTAAAGATTTCTTAGATAGGCTAGACCTGCTTGCAGATTATGCATTCGTACTCTACAGTACTCACAGCCACTCAAAAAAAGCTGCTAAGTACCGTCTTATTATCCCTACTGACCGTTTAATGATGCCTGATGAATATGAGCCAGTCGCTAGATATTTGGCTAATCAACTAGGCATGTCGAACTTTGATGACACGACTTATCAAAGCGTACGCTTGATGTTCTGGCCGAGCCACTCAAGAGGTGCCGACTTTACGTTTAAATATAACGACGAGGCTTTTCTGAGTGTTGATGAGGTGCTTGACACATACCCGGACTGGCATGACTCAAGCTTCTGGCCAGAAAGCCCGACGCACGCTGTTAAGAGACAGCGCGAAGCTAAAAAACAAGGTGACCCGCTTAGTAAAAAAGGACTTATTGGAGCCTTTTGTCGTAACTATGACATTAGACAGGCCATTGCAACGTTCTTACCTGAGGTTTATGAAGAAGGAACAACTCCTGATAGGTACACCTACACTGAGGGCTCAACCGCAAACGGCTTAGTTATCTATGATGATGTCTTCGCTTATAGTCATCACGGGACAGATCCCGTGGGGGATACGCTTGTAAATGCATACGACCTTGTTCGTATCCATAAATTCGGAGAGCAAGATAGCGGGGCTAAAGATAATACTCCTACTAATAAGCTACCATCAAGCAAAGCGATGAATGCTTTTGTCTGTGACTTACCCGAAATTAAAGACTATCTAATGGCGGAGGCTTTAGGCGATTTCGATGAAGAGTTACCAGTCGAAGATGACAGAAGCTGGCTTGAAATTGATGAGAGGGGTGAACCTGAGGTCAATAGTTATTTGCTAGCAACGCAGATTATTAAGGAGGTTCCGATTTATTGGGACGGCTTTGAGTTCTTAAGATACGACGCTAAAAAAGGCATCTGGTTGCCAAATGCAGAGGAATATTTGAAGAGTTATATCTCAACTAAGAAACTCGGTAAAATTACTAAGATTAGGCACATTAGCGAAACCATCGTAGCGATTAAAGCACAGGCTTTTTCAAGCGAAGTGTTTACCGAGAGTGATCTTAACAAGATAGTGCTAGCGAACGGAGTCTATGACCTGAGGGATAACAGCTTTAAGACTAAGTTTGATCCAGAATTGCATGCCAGGTCAAGCCATCCCGTTGTCTATGACCCCGAGGCGACCTGTGAAACCTTTGAGGGTTTTCTTAGGGAGACCGTCGGAGCTGAAAATATAGATTTCATCTTTGAGTGGTTTGGCTATAACTTTTATCGTGAATACACTATTCAAAAAATGCTATTCATCTATGGTAGCGGGGGCACTGGCAAATCAACACTAATTAATATTTTACGTGAAATGATAGGCGCTGATAATTATTCAGCCGTGACACTGCAGTACCTGATGCAAGAACGCTTTGCAAAAATCGGATTATATCGTAAGACAGCCAACTTTGACACTGACGCAAAGCCCCAATATTTAGCAGATGGGGCTACGCTTAAAATGTTGACTGGGGAAGATACGATACACGCTGACCGGAAAAACAAAGAGCCTATTAATTTTTACAATTATGCCAAGCTGTCTTTTGCCATGAATGAGCTCCCACCTATGCGAGATTTCAGTGGAGGACTTAAGCGCCGCATGATGATCCTCGAGATGGATAAGGTTTTAACGCAGGAAGTTAAGGCGAAATACCCGCTAGATAAGATTATGAGTGAGGTACCCGGTATCTTTAACAGAGCGATGGAGGGGTTTAGAAAGGCCTTGAGTAAGAGAGATTTCAGTATTAGTGCCAGCATGAGGTCAAGTGTCGAGAAATGGGAAAAAGGCAACGATGTCGTAGCTATGTTCCTTGAAGACGAGTGTGAACTTGGCGAAGACTTCAAAGTTCCTGTTAGGGATGTCTACCCAGCTTATAAATTCTATTGTCAGGATTCAGGCTACAAACCTTTGGCAAAAAATGCATTTAACCATCGGCTAAGAGAGCTAAATTATGAAAATAAAAACGTTAAATCTGATGGAAAGCAAGCCAAAAATTGGGTCGGCTTTAGGTTAAAAAGTGAGTTTTAGGGGTTACTTTTTTGGAATTAGAGTTTGGTAACCCTAGAAAAAAGTTACCAAGTTACCGGTTTTTTCAAACTTTAAAAATAAAAAATTTAAAAATAATTTTTAAAAAACCAAAACCGAATTGGAAAAATCGGTAACTTAGTAACTCGACCCTTAGAAATGGGTTCGAAAAGTAACCCCGGTAGCTTTTTGGTAGCCCTAAGAGGTCTTTCATAGCAATAGTTTAGCCCCTGTGGTTACCAATCTACCACTTTTCTTCTATTAACTTAAATATAAATATAAAAAATAAATATATATAAAATAAGGCATATATAAAACACATATATAAAAAAGAGAAAGTAAGTTGAAAAAAACGGTAACCCTGACCTTTATTGACCAAAGGAGGAAGGATGAGGACTGAAAAAGATATTGAAAATTATTTGAAAAAGAAAACAAAAGGGCTGTGTTTAAAATTTACTAGTCCAGGGACGATAGGAGTGCCTGACAGAATTGTTGTCATGAATACGGGAACCTTTTTTGTAGAGGTCAAAGCGCCTGGTAAAAAACCAAGACCCAGCCAAGTTGCAATGCACAAAAAAATAAAAGAGGCTGGGCAGCATGTTTGGGTTGTTGACTCCTACGAATCAGTGGACATAGCCTTAAAAGAAATGGAGAACTGGGTGTGAGACTGCACGAGTATCAGGAATACGCTAAGACATGGATAGTAGAGCACCCTTATTGTGGCCTTTTACTTGACATGGGCCTTGGTAAAACGCTGACAACACTAGCAGCGATAGATGAGATTCAAAATATTTTTTCCGAGGATCATAAGATTTTAATCGTAGCCCCTAAAAAAGTGGCGGAAGAAACATGGTCAACGGAGATTGAGAAATGGCATTTTGATTTCACCTACTCTAAAGTTTTGGGGAGTGAGGGAAAACGAGTTGAAGCCTTAGAAACAGAAGCCGATATCTATTTGATTAATCGTGAGAATGTTACTTGGCTTGTTGAATACTACAAGACTAAATGGCCGTTTACCTTTGTTGTTATTGATGAGCTGTCAAGCTTTAAGTCTAGTAAGTCAAAACGGTTTAGGGCTTTGCGAAAAGTTAGACCGAAAGTCCAACGCCTTGTAGGACTAACAGGAACCCCAGCGCCTAACAGTTTGATTGATTTGTGGCCGCAGATTTATCTGATGGACAGAGGCGACAGGCTTGAGACGAGCCAGACTCGATTTAAAGACAAGTATTTTGTTCCTGATAAGCGTAATGGTCCAATCATTTACAGTTGGGCAATTAGGGATGGTGCAGAAGCAGAAATCTATAACAAGATTGAGGATATCTGTGTCAGCATGAAAGCTAAAGACTATCTCAAGTTACCGCCGCGAACCAACAACGTTGTATCAGTTAAGTTATCTAATATGAAAGCCTACAAACAGCTTGAAGCTGATTTGGTGTTGGAGTTTAAAAATAAAGAAATATCTGCGGCTAATTCTGCGGTTTTGGCCAATAAATTACTTCAAATGGCCAATGGTGCTATCTATGATGATGATAAAGCAACAGTTCCTATACACGACGACAAACTTGACGCGCTTGAGAACATAGTAGAAGAAAGCCAAGGCCAGCCTATCTTAGTTTTTTACCAGTATCAACATGATCTTGAGAGACTTAAGAAACGATTTCCTCAGGCTGAAGAGCTGACGTCGGTTGACAAGTGGAATTCCGGAAAAATACCAATTCTTCTGTGCCACCCTCAATCGGCGGGGCATGGGCTTAATCTACAAAAAGGCGGGCATATTATTGTTTGGTTTGGGCTAACATGGAGTCTTGAATATTATCAGCAAGCTAATGCCAGATTAGATAGACAGGGGCAGACAGAACCCGTTATTGTGCACCACATTGTTGCAGAAAATACAGTTGATGAAAAAGTACTTAGGATTTTACAAGGCAAAGAAAAAAATCAGAACGCCTTATTTGAAGCAGTTAAGGCGCAGTTAGGAGTCTAGATGAAAAAAAAGAATATGTCGTTAGAATCTACACGAGTAGAGAAAAGAATTTTGAGGCAAAGCCTCAGTTTGAAGAGAAAACCTTTACGCGAAAAGCAGACATGTTGAAGTTTTGGAATTCTTGCGAAGCAACAGTTAAAGAAAAATATACTAGGGAGTGGGAAAAATGACAGAAGAACTAATAAAACCGCTGCTAGAAGAGATAGAGCGGAAAGATGATAGATTGTATATGCAGTCTAATGTAATTGCCGTCTTAATGACAGCAGTTCTTATGTTACTGATGATAAGTATAGCCTTACAAAACCACTACAAGCTACAAATTACAGGATTACGGACACAGCTAAGCAGAACACAAAAGCAACTTAAACGTGCTAGCGAGCAAAATCAGAGACAGACTAAGCGGATTGCGGAACTTACAGGAAATGGGGGATAGGGTATGATTGACGAAATTTTAAAAAGACTTAATAAAGAATTTGACAATGATCTGGATAATTACGAACAAGAAAGATACGCTGGTTACATGGACGCAATAGGTGTAGCAATTGAAATTGTTGAAGAAGTTAAGCGAGGTAGAAAATGAATATTGAAGAAGCGAAGAAATTGATAGACAAACAGTCTATTGGTAAAGGTGGTGTCGGCGACATTCCAGTAGTGAAAACACATATTGTAAAAGTATTACTCGACCAACTCGACAAACCAAAACTAGAAGTACCACAAATGATAGCTGATGTTATTGAAAGCTTTGACGAAGATGTGAATTATTTGCACGAACATATGAGTTATCAGTCTGATGAAGTTAGAGAGTGGCTAACTCACAATGAACGTGAGTTTTATGAAGCTTGGCTAGCTTATCCAAATATCACAGTCGAAAAAGAAAATCTGTATACTGTTGAGATACCTAATCCGAATGAAAGACAGTTAAGTTTTGTGCTGATGAGACAGCTTAGCGGAAATGTAAGTATCAAAGTTATGCATAGAGATAACTTAGACTTACTAAAGATAGATAACAATTTACAACTCACAGAATCCGAAATCCGCAAAGATTTTGACTGGGCTTGGCAGTTTAGAAAAGATGTGACAGAATGAAAGAAAAAACAATTTTTATATCCAAAAAATATGCAAATGACTTTAACAATGACAAATATAATTTGTCCTCTGGCTATTATTTTAGAAGTGGTGAAAAACATGATATTGCTATTGTTAAATATGGTGAAAAAGATTATTTAAAAAATACTGATTTAGCATATGTTGTATGCGATAAAATCGTTGACGCAGACTCTATAGGCTTCGTTTATCATGGTGAATATGAAACTTGGCATTTTAAACTATTAAACACAGAAGCAAATTAAAGTCCCACGCAAGCGCCTAAGAGCCTGCAATGGCTCTGTGGGTCTACGAGCTGGAATACTCGTTAAACTTACCCTGGAAGCTTTCTGTAAGTATTCAGCTGCGTAGCGTGGAATAATCGTTACGTAGTTATAGAGCGAAATTTTTAGAAAGGGAAATATCCTCCGACATTTTTTTCATAAAAAATCTAAAGTCTGTTATCGCTCACAGATGATTATACAAGCGCAAAGCTGAAAATATAGTGCTGACACAAAACTAAAAATTTAATACTCGACATTTAACAACACAAAAAAACAGTCAGCAGAAAAAGGAAAGGAGAACAATAAAAAAGCGCTCGTGAAAGCGCCATTCGGTATATATTCGTACAACTATTATATCATACGAGGAGCTTTCATGACGTTTTTTCCAGAAATTAATATACAAAAGACTAAATCAAACGCTAAGCGAAAACTAAGAGAGTATCCACGCTGGCGTAGGATCGCTAATGATGTAGATACTCAAAAAGTGACAGCCACTTATTCCTTTGAGCCTAGACAATCACACGGAACTCCTAGTAAGCCAGTTGAACGCTTAGCACTCAACCGTGTGTCAGCTGAACAAGAATTAGAAGCAATTGAGCAATCAGTTAGTATGATATTGGAGCCAGAAAAGCGTAGGATTTTGTATGAAAAATACTTATCTCCTTACAAGAATGCAGATAAGGTTATTTATACAGAATTATGTATGTCAGAGAGTTTTTATTATGACACGCTAGATGCTGCATTATTGGCTTTTGCAGAGCTTTATAGGGAGGGCTCTTTGATTGTAGAGCAAGGAGTTTTTGACTAGTTTTTATACAGTAATACAATAGTTTATACATAAAAATATGTGTTAATATAGTATTATCAAAATAGCAAGAAGAGATAATCATTTACCAACTGACTATTTATTTAGTCGTCAACTTTAACTACTATCAAACTTGTTATTTTATGTATGTGGGGCGTGCAGGTTCGAATCCTGCCGTCTCAATAGTGGCTTAGCACAGATAATCCATAGCGATATGGGAAAGCTTTTGTAGGTGTATCAACAAGAGCGCCAGTAATGGTCAATCTAAGCAATCCAATCTTTATGTAATCAGCAGTGGTTACAGCACACGAAGTCAAAGCGCAATACCAGAGCCAATCGGTGAGGTGCTGTGTCAGCAGTACGTGCGACGAGTGTGTAGGAGGCATAAACTGACGAAGTTCAAGGGTGGTACCAAGAGCGGTCAGCATGTTGTGCAACACTGGGAGGATATCCCAGTCAAACACAACAAGTCAAGGTGTACCAGCACCGAGATAACAAGCAGGCGTTGCGCATTTTGTTGTTCAAAAGGCGACGAAACGCAAGGCAATGCACGTCTGCGATACACGAAAACAATGCTATTTGTTGAAAATATTGGAATAAAGCAAAAGTCATTGCCCGTCGCAAACGAAAGTGTGCTTCGGTAGCTAGGCTACCTGCTAGAGTCTCGCAAGGATAATAGCAAAGTCAAAGAGTAAAGCAGCTTAGACCTTTAGCGGGGTTTTCGTTAATTGAAAAATGGCTTAGTAGTTTGTGGCGTAACGAGTGGTTAGCGATACTAACCGCGCATGGTTGTTACTTGAAGGGATTTGAGTGGATAAAAAACTAAAACATAAGGTTTTGAAAGACAACTGACTAAACGTGTAATCTCAGCGTGTTTACATTTGGAAAGTTACTCAAGTGGTTTAAGAGGACAGGTTGCTACCTTGTTAGGCGTGTAAAAGCGTGCGTAGGTTCGAATCCTACACTTTCCGTTATGAACATGAACCGTGATTGGAAAACGGTAGAGGTAGCGCCTTGATAATTGGATTGTCGACGGTCTGATTATATGTGTCGGTTCGATTCCGACTGTTCCTGTTCGATAAATAGAAGTGTCCCAGAATGGGGTAGGCAATTAGCTTAGCATTCATTCGCTATTTATCTATGGTTAACCAATTAGTCACCAATTGTGGTGGCTTTTTATTATGCAAAAAGAACCACAACGGTGGCTCTTATGCTTGTAATTTTAATTCAAGTGCTTCAGTAAGGACTTGAGAAAAGTTGAGGTTTTTATCTTCGGCTGCGTTGTTCAACCACTCAGGAATAGTCACGTTTTTGCGTACCTTCTTAGAGTGATATTTTTTCATGTAGGCAATCATATCAATGCCAATTAAAGCAATATCAGAACCAAGATACTGTTCTTTTAAATCAGAAACGGAGCTCGCCTTTGGATAGTCAGTATAATCCTCAAGGGCAAAACCTAAGACTTCGACAGCCATTTCGTAAGCTTCTTGAAAGTCTTCACCTTGAGTGATTGCTTCAGGGACATCTGGAAATGTAACCATGATATAATCTGAGTCTTGTGTAAATATAGCTGGATAAACTAACATAATGATTCTCCTTTGATTATTGTGAGATAAGCAAGTCATCTTGTCAAGCGGATTATTTCAAACCCGCTTGTTTTAAGATGGTATCTTCAAGACCCTTACCAAGGTCTTTATTGTGCATTGGAACGATTGTTTGGTGTCCTAAATCATCACGAAGTTTTTTATGACTACCGTTTTGACTAATTTCATAAAACCCGTTCTTTTTAAGCAATTTAATCATTTGCTTAGGGGTCATTGGCATATTGCTTACCTCACTTTCTATACTTATATTATACACATAAAAGACATGTTTGTCAAGTAAAATACGCATAAAATACTTATTTTTTATTGGAGGTCAGGCAATGAGACCACAGAAATTAACTATCTCAAGAGGTAGACGAACAACTGTAGACTACGATGATAGGTCAGCTGAGTACAGAGATTATAATCGTAACAGATGGAAGTATGACAAGAAGACTAAACAATTTTATAACTCTAAGATTTGGAGAGAGACAAGCAAACAAGTCTTGTTGCAGAGTGATTATGTCTGTGCTATGTGTGGAGGAGAAGCAACTATGACTGACCACATTATCTCAGTTAAGAAAGATTGGAGTAAAAGGTTAGACTGGAACAACCTACAAGCGAGCTGTAAAGCGTGTAATGACAGTAAAGCGATAAGAGAAAGATGTAAAAGCCATGGCGAATAAACGGCTATAAAAAAACGATATACGGCACAAATGTTCGGAAAATACCCCGCTTGTTTTTGAACGGGCGTGTATTGTTCGTGTTTTTGAGAACGCGGCCTTTTTCGTGCAAAAAATTCCCTTTTTGAAATTTTTGAACTGTCAATTTTTGTGTAAAGGAGGTCCTATGGGGAGAAAATTAAAAGTAGTTGAAACGACAAAAAAACACCTTACTAAAGAAGAGAAAAAAGTCCGAGAAACCGCTCAAGAAAAGGCTTCTGACGGTCTTGCGAAATTGCAAGTAACACCACCGCGGCACTTAAACGAAGTGGCTAGAGCTGAGTATAGAAGAATTATAAATGACCTGCAGACCCTACCCATAAGAAACTTAGATAGAGGGCTTCTTGAACTATATTGCACATGGTACGCAATATATAAAGATGCAGTCAAAAAATTAGATGAAGTTGGCTATTTTGCGAATGATCCAGACAAAGGTTTAATTCCGAGTCCGCTTATTTTAACACTGGAAAAGGCTACAACTAATATCAGAAGTAGTGCTAGCCAATTAGGTTTAACAGTTGACAGTCGTATGAAAATGTTTATTCCTAAAGAAGAGGAAAAGCCCAAGAGTATTTTTGATAAATTTGGAGGATAAAAATGAAGCCGGTTAAAGAATTTACTATTAAATGGTTAGGGAACGACAAGTTTCCGATTGTTGAAATCAACGGTGAGAAAATAAATAGCATCACTAAAATAGTTGTTAAATACGATCCAAATGACGCCCAAAATAATCCATGGGATAATGGCTTTTTAGTGGAGTGTATTGGCAAAGAAGGTGGTCGGTATTATAAGCAAACGATAGGGCAGTCGTTTGGCGTAGGTTCGTAGGTGATAAAAGTGGAATACGATTATTCAGCAATCAGCGACATCTATAAAGATGACGCTTTTTATTATGCAAAAATGGTTGTTGACGAAGAGATAAAAGCAAGTCAAAAAGTTTTCAAAGCATGCTTGAGACATTTGAATGACCTCAAAAAAATAGGCGATGACAATTTTAAATTTATTTATCTACCAGAAAAAGCGGCCGATCCAATTCATTTCATTGAAATTTTACCAGACGTCAAAACTGGAAAACCATATCCGTTAGCCAAATTTCAAAAGTTTATTATATCTAATCTGTATGGATGGCGTAAAAAAAACGACCATTCTTTGAGACGATTTAGAAAAGCTATGATTTCTGTTGCTCGTAAAAACGGTAAAACAATTCTAATAGCTGGTATTTTGCTTTATGAATTTTTGTTTGGTCATAACCCATCTATGAGCAGACAACTATTTTGTACGGCTAATGACCGAACACAGGCTAAAATAGCTTGGGATATGGCTAAAAAGCAACTATCTTCTCTAAGAGGTAAAGATGAAGATGTTAGAAAAGCCACTAAAATTGTTAGGGACGAACTCAAAAATTTGCATGACGAATCCTATATTAGGGCCCTTAGTCGCGATACGGGAGCGGTTGATGGATTTGAACCTTATGTTGGTGTCTTAGATGAGTTCGCAGCATCAAAGACTAATGAAATGCTAGAACTTTTAGAATCTGGTCAAGGTCAGCTTGATAACCCGTTTATCTTGATTATTTCGACGGCTGGGGTGGATTTGAATGTCCCAATGCACACAATTGAGTATCCATACATCACTAAAATACTAGATGGAGAAATTGTAGATGATGGCTATTTTGGATATGTCGCGGAGCAAGACAACGAAGAAGAGATTAAAGATGAATCTAATTGGATAAAATCTAATCCAATACTCGAAGTAGAAGCTCTGCACGATAAGATCATGGACTATCTACGAACTCGTAGACGAGTATCTCTCGAAACAGGGGAAATTAATAAAGTCCTGATTAAAAACTTTAACATGTGGCGTCAATCTAGCGAGGAATCCTATATTGACAAGCAATCTTGGGAACTTGCTCAGATTGATAAACCAGACACCACAAAACGCAGAGTTTGGCTAGGTGTTGACGTCGGTCGTGTTAGCGACTTGTTCGCTATCACACCAGTCGTTATGATGGATGACTATTGGTACATCGATAGCTTTTCTTTTGTTGCTACAAAATATGGTTTAACTGCTAAAGAAAAGCGGGATGGTGTATCTTATAGTAATTTGGAACGTCAAGGTTATTGTGAGATAACAACACTTGAAAGCGGGGTTATTGATGATGAGCGTGTCCTAGAAAAAATTGAAGAGATGGTCTATACCAACGAGTGGGAAGTTAATGGAATTTGCTTTGACCCTTATCAGTTTGGAACATTACTTACAATGATTGAAAAAAGGCATCCAGAGTGGCCTCTGATAGAAGTTTCGCAGACGACAATGGTTTTGAACATGCCGACAAAACAATTCCGTGACGACCTCAAAAAAGGCAAAATAAAGCACTCTGGTAACCCTTTGCTGACCATGGCTGTAAACAACGCCTATATCAAGACTGATAACAATGGTATGAGGATTGATAAGAATAAGAATAGCAATAAGATAGACCCTCTGGACGCAGCTTTAGACGGGTATGCAGTTTGTTACTTAGAGCCATTTGATGGTTCTGGCTACTGGACAAGCGAAAAGATTCTAGGAGGAGAGACACTGTTTTGATTGGTTTTATTTTAAAAAACATACATACATTAATCTTATTAGTTGGACTAGGACTGTTAATATACGGTCTTTTTTTGTTTGGCGATAAAGTCGGCTTTATATCAAGTGGTCTTATCTTGGTTATTTTAGCTATCTACGTAGATAGCATAGGAGGAAGAAAATGAATAAACGTATTAAGAAAAAACGAAAAATTGAAAAAAAAGTAGCGTTACTGATTGCAGAAAACGCATTGCAAGCTGATGCGCTAAGGAATCAGCATAAAAGAATTGAGCAACTCGAACAAATTGTAGAACACAATGCTCAAGCAACTAATAATGAGTTAAGTCGCATCAAGAAAAAACACAAAAACCGCTGGAAAAAGTAACAGACCTCTAGAAAGGAGGTGAGAAATCTATGAGTTTTTTTCAACCTTTGGGGAGTTCAAAGGTATCTTACGATGACTATGTAGCATCTGTTCTGGCCGGCGATATCTCTCAAAAATATTTAGGAGTGTCGGCGTTAAAAAACAGTGACATTTTGACAGCGACGTCTATTATTGCTGGAGACATTGCTAGGTTTCCGCTCGTTAAAAAGGATGTTAATGGCGACATCATCCACGATGAGGATATTAATTATCTTTTAAATGTTAAATCCACAAATAATGCGAGTGCTAGGACTTGGAAATTCGCTATGGCAGTCAATGCCATTTTGACCGGCAACTCCTTTTCTCGCATTTTGCGCGATCCAAAAACAGGTCAAGCGCTGCAATTTCAGTTTTATAGACCATCAGAAACAACAGTCGAGGAAACGGACAATCATGATATTGTCTACACTTTTACTGACACTTTGACTGGTAAAAAAATTAAATGCTTTGCTCATGATGTCATACACTGGAAATTCTTTAGCCATGACACAATTTTGGGAAGGTCTCCGCTTTTATCTTTAGGAGATGAGATAGACCTACAAAAAGGTGGTATCAATACCTTAATTAAATTCTTCAAGGATGGATTTTCTAGCGGTATCTTAAAAATGAAAGGTGCTCAATTAAGCGGTGAAGCACGTAAGAGAGCCAGAGTTGAATTTGAAAAAATGCGCGAGGGTGCAATTGGTGGTAGTCCTTTAGTATTCGATGATACGCAAGAATATACACCACTTGAAATTGATACTAACGTGTTGCAACTAATCACAAGTAACAATTTTTCAACCGCTCAGATTGCTAAAGCTTTGCGGGTCCCTAGCTATAAGCTTGGGGTTAATAGCCCAAACCAGTCTGTTGCTCAACTTATGGAGGACTATGTCACAAATGACTTGCCTTTTTATTTTGACGCAATTACAAGTGAGTTAGGTCTTAAAACACTAAACGACAACGACAGGCGTCTCTATCATATCGAATTCGACACACGAAGTGTCACAGGTCGTAATGTTGATGAAATTGTCAAGCTGGTTAATAACCAAATATTAACACCTAATCAAGGCCTTGTCGAACTTGGTAAGCAAAAATCTACAGATCCTAATATGGATAGGTATCAGTCGAGCCTAAACTACGTCTTTTTAGACAAAAAAGAAGAATATCAGGACAAGATTGGTATCAAAGGGAAAGGAGGTGAGGTAAATGCCAAAGAGGATAAATCTTAAAGGGCCACTAATTTCAAATAATTCTCAAGAAGTTTACGACTATTACGGAATGGAAGCTGTTAGTGCAAAAAGTATTTTTGATAACCTTCCCGAAGACAATAGCGATATTGTTTTGGAAGTTAACTCAAATGGTGGTCTTGTTACAGTCGGAAGTGAAATCTATACGGCTTTGCGAAATTATAAAGGAAAAGTAACCGCAGAAATCACTGGTATGGCTGCAAGCGCAGCATCAGTGGCTGTTATGGGAGCTGATAAAGTCGTCATGAGCCCAACCGCTCAGATGATGGTGCACAAAGCACTTTTTAATCGGGTGTCTGGTAATAGCGATGTTCTAGACAAAGCTTCTAACGCTCTGAAATCTAGCGATAAAGCTATCGTGAATGCCTATGTCGCAAAAACAGGGTTATCGGAAGATGAAATCATGGATTTGATGCGAAATGAAACGTTTATGTCCGCTCAAGATGCCGTAGAAAAAGGTTTTGCTGACGAAGTGATGTCGTTTGAAGCAGTCGCTAGCATTGATAATTCGATGTTGCCGCAAGCGGTAATTGATGATTATTACGCAAGTAGAAATAAACGTAAAAAAGAAATTAGCAATATGTTGCTAGAAATCGAAAAAGAAGAAATTTTACAAGGGCTATAGGCTCATTTTTTATTGGAGGAATTTATGTTCGAAGAAAAAATTAAAGAAATTAAAGCGACTATCGCTGGCTTAAACCAAACAATTGCTACGAAAACAGCAGAAGTAAAAAACTCTTTGGAATCAGATGACCTTGAAACTGCTCGCTCAATTAAAGCAGAAGTTGAAGAAGCTAAAGCAAGCCTAGCAGAAGCAGAAAACGACTTGAAATTATATGAATCTAGCATTGAAAAAGGCGGTGCAGAAAATACTGGAGGAAAAGAAGTGCCACAAGAAACTAAAACATACCGCGAAAGCGTTAACGAATTTATTCGTTCAAAAGGAACAGTAACTAACGAAACTTTGCGTTTTGAAGGGAAAGACGAGGTTCTTATCCCACTTAACCAAACAACTCCTGTAGATCCTAAAACGGACGGTGTTAAGAAAAAAGATGTAAAACCTGTCTCTAGTGAAGAAATTTTATATACACCAGCTCGTGAAGTTAAGACAGTTGTTGATTTGAAACAATTCACTAGCATCCACCCAGCTAAAAAAGCATCAGGAAAATGGCCGGTATTACAACGTGCAACAGAGAAAATGGTAAGCGTTGAAGAATTGGAAAAAAATCCAAAACTAGGCAAACCACAATTTAAAAACGTCGAATGGGAAATTAAAACTTACCGTGGAGCTATCCCGTTGTCTCAAGAGTCAATTGACGACGCAGATGTAGATTTGGTTGGTATTGTTGCTGAAACAATCGGTCAAATGAAAGTTAATACAACAAATGACGCTATCGCAACAATTCTCAAAAAATTCGAAACTAAGACAGTAAAAAACTTAGACGAAATCAAGAAGCTTCTCAACGTTGATTTAGACCCTGCTTACAACGTGTCGTTTATTGTATCTCAAAGTTTCTATCAAACAATGGATACACTAAAAGATAAAAATGGTCGTTACCTATTGCAAGATTCAATCACTTCTGTTTCTGGGAAAGTATTTCTTGGAAAACCTGTTTTTGTCTTATCTGATGACGTAATTGGTAAAGACTCGGCTTTTGTCGGAGATTTTAAACGTGGTGTATTATTTGCTGATCGTAAAGACTTAGGGCTTCGTTGGGCAGATAATGAAATCTACGGTCAATACTTGCAAGCTGTGCTTCGCTTTGGCGTTTCTAAAGTTGATGACAAAGCTGGATACTATGTGACATTCACACCCAGCGAAAGCCTCTGAGAAAGAGGCGAAACCAACTAGTAAGAGCACTGTAGAAGAAATCAAACGCTATTTAACAAGTCAAGGAATTGACTTTAGTGGTAAGACATTGAAATCAGATTTACTTGCACTAGCAGGCGTTGAAGAGGTATAGCTATGGCTGTATCGAAAGAGTTATTAGACAGTGTAAAGCTCTATTGTAAAATTGACTTTGATTTTGAAGATGACATCATCGAAGAAATGATTAAATCGGCACAGGAACAAATCTGTTTTGCGATAGAAGATGGCTCAACCGCAGACACGTTCAAAGATAGCGCTAAATTTGCGTTAGCTGTAAAAAAACAGGTTAAGGAGGAATACGATCACCGTGGTCTATCTGCGGATAGTAATCGCTATCCGCTTGCTAACGGTGTTCTGAACATTATCCACCAACTCAGACTGAGGGGTGGTGACGCATGATAACGCGGAAGATGAATGTTAGAATTACTATCTTTAACCAAACAGGCGGACAAAACGAAGATGGTGAAGTTGTAGACAACATTCGTGAAGATTTGTATACCTGTTGGGCGGAAGTTATAAAAACGCAACTGAGAGATTTTAATTATCAATCGAAATTTCAAAATGCAAGTGATTTGCCTACAAACAAAGATACAAAAACGTTTTTAATCAGATACAATCCTAAATTGTCCATCGATAACACTATGTTTGTCGATTTTAACAAACGTATATATAAGATTGACAAAATTGAATTGGACGAGTCTGGTAAAGATATTACTATGATTAGCGGGGTTAGCATGTCATGACAAAAGGACTTGATGGTATTTTGGATAATCTTACTAAACTTGAGGTTAAAGCGCCTAACGCTGCGAAAGGAGCGGTTACGCAGGTTGCTGAGGAGTTCGAAAAGGCTTTGTCTAGAAATACACCAATAGATTATTCAGTTTATGTTACTAAATTGAAATATGATACTACGACAAGTGGTTTCAAAGGAGCTAACGTCGGCATTATATCAAAAGATATCGGTTACGGTCGAAAAACTGGTTGGCGCGCTCATTTCCCGAATAGTGGGACAATCTATCAAAAAGGACAAGACTTTGAGGAAAAGACTATCAATGAGATGACGCCGAGAGCAAGAGAAATTTACGCTCAAAAAGTTAAGGAGGGACTTGGGCTTTGATTGCTGAGACAACAGCTTATAAATTATTAAAAAACGATAGGACATTGAACGAGTTGTTGGATAAGCTCAGAGGTGGTCCTTTTAAAAATGGGTTTGAACAAGGTATTTTTACTTACGATATACCAGACAACCCAATTGATGTACGAAAAGTAGAGCTAGCCCCATTTATGCGCATAAATACGACGTACGATGGACCATCCCTATATGCGGATGATGATATGGTTAGCAATGAACAACGTATTACAATCAATTTTTGGTGTAAAACGGCTTCTCAGTCTGACCAGATTGCGAAGTGTATAGACGATGTTTTAAAAAAAGGCGGTTTTGAAAGATATACCGCAAATGAAAAGCCAAGATACAAAGATAGCGATATTGACTTACTAATGAATGTAAGGAAATACCGCTATTTTGATTTTTATTAAGAAAAGAGGAACTAAATGGGAAAAGTAAAATTTGGACTACGTGATTTCCAGTATGCAGTGCTTGGAGATGATGACAAAGTAAAAGAAAAAAAAGATGGCGTCAAGCCATTGCCTGGGATGAAAGCAGCGAAACTTGATATTACTAACGAGTTAGTGACAGTTATGGCAGATGATGGACCGTATGTTGTTTTATCTGGCGGTATTACGGAAACTAAATTAGAAATTGAGGTGTTAGATTTGACGTCCGAAGCTCGGCAAGCTTTCTTTGGTATAAAGGCAGAAAATGGTATTGAAAAATACAATAAATCGCTCACGCCTAACAATGTTGCTTGTATGTTTAGAACAAGTGATGAAAATGGCAAAGCGATTTGGGTTGGCTTGCTAAAAGGTAAATTTAACATTCCAGGCATGGATACAAAAACAAAAGAGGGTGCACCTAACCCAGAGGCAGACAAGGTAACGGGTAACTTTGTGGCTCGCGGCGAAGACGGTGATGTTATCGTTATCGGTCGCGAAGCTGCAAGTGATTTTAATTTAGAAACATTCAAAGGAATGGTATTCCCAAAGTCGTAGTGGAAGACCATCGAAGTTCTGATGGTCTTCCTGATAGTCGCCACGGAGATGAAGTTGTTTAAGGTTGGATTTTAAATCCAACCTTTTATTTTTGATAAGGAGTAGATATGTACGAAATTACACTAAAAAAAGGCGGTGTTGATAAGACTTTTGCGAAGGATTTCATCAATGTTGAAGATAATCTATTAGCAGTTGAACATCAAGTTAGGCAAAGCGCTGTATTTAGCAGTGATGAACACCGCTTGGATGCAAAAGAGCACCGCAAATTAAACGAATCATACTTACAAATGTTTGTTGAAATGTACGGAAATCAATTTACTATCGATGACTTAAAACAGTCAGACATGACTGTTTTGGACAAATTGAATGATCTTTTTGTTGACGCTTTAGGCGGAGAAAAAGAGGAAGACGAAAAAAAGGAACGATAACTCCTCAAGAAGCTAAAGACAACTTGCTCTTGTGGATTCAGAGTCTGCTAAAAAATGGTTATACCATTTTAGATATCAAAAAAATGCGCTTATCAGATATAGAATTGATGGTGCAAGCACTAGAGATAAACTTTGCTGAAAAAGAAGAAGTGGTTGAAACAACCTTGGACAAGGCTTTTCCATTCCTTTTCGGCTAGAAAGGAGAATAGATGGGAAACATAGGTGATTTAGTAGCAACTGCAACTCTTGACATAGCGCCTTTTATGGCTAACACAAGAAACCTAAAAACTTACATGAAAACTTTAGATAACTCTCTTAAAGCTGTTGAAAATAGCTTTAAAGGTCACGGTAGTCGTGTAAAAGGACTTAAAGCTGTTTATGCAGAAACGGGTAGTGCTCTGAAAGGTTATCAAGAGTTACTTAAGCGACAATCACAAAAATACAGTGAATTAAAAGAAAGTATCGGTGATGTTGACAAAGCCACTGCCAAACAAAAAAAATCATTAATTAACGCCAAGTCGGCAATGATGGAGACTGCGGCAAAAGTTTCAGAATTGCAAAGTCGCTTAAAAGCACTCGCAACAGAAACAAGTGTTTTTACTCGTTTTGGCAACGCAGCAGAACAAGCTGGGAAAAAGATGAGGTCGTTTGGAGATTCTGTGTCTGGTGTTGGCGCTGCTTTTACTAAAGGGGTTACAGCACCTATTGCAGCAGGAGCAGGATATGCAATTAAAGCAGAAATTGAATATGAAGATGCGTTTGCTGGTGTGAAAAAGACTGTTGATGAAGTAAAAGACTCGAACGGAAAAGTAATTTATTCTTATGATATGTTGTCTAAAGGGATTAGGCAAATGGCTAAAGAGATACCAGCATCAACAACCGAAATATCTCACGTTGCAGAAGCAGCTGGCCAATTGGGTATTAAAACAAAAGACATCTTAGGGTTTACTCGTGTCATGATTGACATGGGAAAATCTACTAACTTGTCATCAGAAGAAGCTGCAACAGCATTAGCTAGGTTTGCTAATATCACACAACTAGATCCATCTAGGTACAGCAATCTAGGTAGCTCAATTGTTGAATTGGGTAACAACTTTGCGACAACTGAAAAAGAAATCGTTGAAATGGGTCTTCGCTTAGCTGGTACAGGTAAGGTTGTAGGATTGACAGACCCTCAAATTCTTGGTTTGGCAACAGCTATGAGCTCTGTTGGTATCGAAGCGGAAGCGGGCGGTTCGGCGTTTAGTCGTGTCATGCAAAAAATTAATACACAAGTGTTGTCTAGTGGCGAAGATTTGTGGAAGTTTGCAAAAATTGCTGGTAAATCCGCTGATGAATTTGCTGCGTCTTGGAAGAAAAATCCACAAGAAGCCATTATTGACTTTGTCAAAGGGTTGAAGCGTTTTAAGGATGAGGGCAAAGACGTAACCGCTTACCTAAAAGATATGGATATTAATTCCGTGCGTGAAATTGATACATTGCAACGTCTAGCAGGAGCAGGCGATTTGTTAGGAGATGCTTTTAAATCGGCTAATAAAGGTTTTAGTGAAAACAAAGCATTGATGAATGAAGCTAACAAACGCTATGAAACAACTGCATCTAAATTACAGATGTTAAAAAACCAAGTGAATGATGTTGCTATTGAATTTGGAGGACCTCTAATTGACGCACTACGCGATGGTTTAGAAGCGAGCAGACCTTTTATCAAAGGAGTAGCTGACTTAGCAAAGAGTTTTAGTTCTCTCGACAAAGAACAACAACGCCAAATCATAAAATGGGGGCTCATTGCAGCTGCATCTGGGCCTGCTCTATCCATTTTTGGTAAAGGCGTCGGTGTCATCGGTGGAACGATTCAAGGACTAGGAAAATTAAGCAAAACGTTAGGCACACTCTCCGGGAGTCTGGGAGCAGCAAAAACTGGAGCTGCTGCTTTAGGAGTTGGAGCGGAAGGTGCAACTACTGCATTAACTGGAATGAGTGGAGCGGCAGCATTGCTAGGGAATCCCGTAACTTGGGGTGTTGTGCTAGGAGGAGCTGCTGCGCTTGCTGTCGGATACTTTGCTCAAAAAGCCTACGAAGCGCACCAACGTACGCAAGAGTGGGGGACTAAAGTTAGTCAAGTACAAGCCAATGAACTGCAATCCTTTAAAGATAAGGTTGATCAAACAAATCAATCAATGGAAGGCTTTAGAGGGGGAGCTGAACAGGTTAACTCCGTGAAGACAGCGTTCCAAGGTTTAGTTGCTGAAATTGAAAAGCTAGAAAATAAAGATTTAAGCGAAAAAATCAAACTTGCAGAACAATTTGGTTTTAGCCAAGGTACGATGGACCAAATAAAAAAATCTAGCCGACAAACTGTAGAGAATGTTAAACAGATGTCTGATGAAGTTATCAATATCTATCAAAATGCTAGTAATGAACACAGAAGATTAACCGAAGAAGAAAAAGCTGTTGTATTAGCGAATCAAAACGAGCTTATCAATGTGCAACTGTCAAAATTGAACTACTCTGCTAAAGAGAAAAAAGCTATCGTAAAAGCAATGAATGGCGATTTAAATTCATTGAATAGCCAGCAATTAACCAAAGCTCTTGAAGTTACTGAAAAATGGATAAAAGCAGAAAATAAGTCATACAATAAACTCAAAAGTGGTCTTAAAAAAGTTTACGACTCTATAAAAGGTAATGACAAAGAGGCTGTCAAAACTCGCGAAGAGATACACAAGAAGCAACAACAACTTGAAGCAGACCATTACTTAAAAATGGAAGCTTACGGCAAGCGCTACGCTGCAATTCAAAAGAAATTGCTAAAAGGTACTGCTAAATATTTAGACCCTCAATTGCAACAAGCGATGGTTAATGATGTTAAAAAGCAAATGAAGGAGCTTGGTTTGTCTTACGAAGAGTTGATGACAAAGACAACCAAAGCGGCTTCAAAAGCGCAAGAAGTGAATACAATGTGGGCTAGAACCACTAAGAAATCTACAGAAGACCAAAAGCTTGCTAATTCGCAGTGGAACGGACTTGTCTGGAATCCCAAAACAGGTAAGTTAAAAACCAATGCTAAAGAGGAAGTAGCCAAGGCTCTTGAAGCGGAAGGTGGCTGGGACAGACTTAAGTTTATTGCTAAAAACGCAAACCTAGAAACAAACGCTCGGATAACCATGGCAGAAGTACTTGTAGAGACTGGCAAATGGGATACCCTTACTCCAGAAGAGAAAGAGTTAGTTGTTGATGGGCATCAAGGTATTCAAGCTATAGTAGAAAGTAAGCAACATTTAGAAATATGGAATAGTTTGCCAGAAGAAGTTAAGCGGATTTTAGGGGATAACAAAGACTTCCTGAATAAAAAAGGAGTTGCAACACGAACTCTTGAAAATTGGAATGCTTTAAAACCAGACGAAAAAAAATTACTCGCTAAAAACTTAACAAAAAAAGGGAAAGATGAAGCACAAAAAACGATCAATAGCTTAGTCGGAAAAGAAGTCAAAGTGACAGCGGCTAATAAAACATTGTCCGGAGTTAACAGCGCTCAAAGAACATTAAATAGTGTGCAAGATAAACATGTCACTATTTGGGCGTCAATCAAAAAAACTGCGAGTGACTTATGGAGCAAACTAACAGGATACGCTGTTGGTACAGACTACCACCCTGGTGGACTTGCGATGGTCAACGACCAAAAAGGTTCTTTATATAAAGAGTTAGTAACATTACCAAACGGACAATCTTTTATCCCAGATGGACGTGACGTTATCTTGCCACTCCCTCGTGGTTCGAAAGTCATGAAAGCAAGTGCTACTCGTGATTACATGTATGACTTAGGAATACCAAAATATGCAAACGGTATTGGTTTTGACAACACTAAGATTGCTAATATCACGCAACGAATGAGCGAACTTCCTAAAAACACAGTGACTTCAACAACAGATGATAAGTTGTATTGGATGATTGAGGAAATGATTGCAGTTTTAAAATCTACTAAAGATAACAGCGTTATTGAGCAAGCTTTAGACATTGCAGAACAAGCAATAGAGCGTCCAGTAGAACTTTACTTACAGGACGGTCAGTGGGTAGCTAAAGTTGCGGACCGCATTACAAATTATCAAACGCAACGAAATAGTCGCAATAATCGAATGAAAGGAATGCTAAATTGAAATTTATTTATGACGGTGTAGACATGTCTAAATTTTTTAGGATATCTCGTGTTGAGCGGTCTATAGGAAATGAACGAACATTGTCGTTGAATGAGACGTTTCAACTTGGTACAGCTATTCGTGGCATAAAGACGGGCGCTAAAATTATCAAAGTACATATAGAGCCACTAGAAATAAATGGCGTTTTAACCGAGCAATTAAAACATGAACTTGCTGGTGTGTTAAATGTTGACAAGCCTAAAAAAATGACGTTCGGAGATGAACCAGATAAGTACTATCTCGGGCTTGCACAAGGTGAGATTTCGACAGAAAAAGTAGCAAGGTGGTATCAGAGGGCTGTTATCACTTTTTTAATTCCAGATGGCGTCGCTCATTCAACTACTTACAAAAAGTTTTTAGATTACACGCAAGATGGAAATAAACTAACATTTAAATTGCAAAACGAGGGTAACACCAATGCGTTGCCAATTATCAAAATAAAACACAACTCCGAAAATGGCTACATCGGCATCGCAAACGAAACAGGTGCTTTTGCACTTGGATCATCAGAAGAAGAAGACGGGACTATCGTGCATCGCAACGAAGTCCTTTTTGATTACTCAAAAGCGATAGCACAATCTTTGGATGGTGCGCCAAACGTCGCAAAACTTAATCACATGCCACCGACGTACGATACAGAGCTGAAACGGATGCGCATTGATAACATCTTAGGTTCTGGCAAGGGCGGTGAATATGTTGTTATTGGAAATAGAGGCACCACACCGGGATACACAGAACATGTAGGAACTCGCACATTTGACATTAAACCAGATTCTAATGGAGAGTATACGATGAACGAACATTTTTGGTGGCAACAGATTTTTATTGCTACTGCGCAGGATCAGAAAGGTTTTTTAAAGCTTTGTGTAACGGGAATCGACGATGAAGGAAATGACGAGTTTTTGTATGGAATCGAAACTTACAAACGGAAAAATGGTTTTGAAACAGAGTACAATTTTTTTGCGCTTGATGACGACGGTGTGGGTTGGAGATTTTATAAGCAGTTTAAATTCCAAGCAGACAGAAATTATCACAATCCTTTTTCAATGAATAGAAGTAGAGCGGTTGAGATTTTCAGGGAAGAAGATAAGTTTCGTATTTATTTTAACGGTGCGCATCATCATGTAACTGTTCCATCTCTTAAAGGGAAAAAATCCCGCAAGATACACCTTGCAATGGGAACATGTAGTGATAGTTCTAAATATATCAATTATAATCTTTTTGAAAAAGTTAATTTTGAAAAAATGGGAGTGTCTCATTACAACAATATCGTCAATAAATATCAACCAGGGGATGAGGTTATCATTAACTTTGAAAATGATACAGTCAAAACCAAAGAGCTTAATTCCTTACAGGACATGGTCTTAGGCTCTCAACCAATATCTATACCACCGGGAGAGTCAGAGTTGGTTATGCAGTTATCTAAATTTTCTCAGTCTGCACCAAATGTTGAGATACTTATGGAAGAGAGGTGGTTGTAATAACTCTAGTAATACACGACGCAAAGTTACATCCAGTTTTGCTTTTAGACAATGATAAACAAGGAGCACTTAATTATTATGATGATTTGTGGACTAGACAGCTCACAACTGGTTCGTCAGCCTTTGAGTTTTCAGTTTATAAAAAAACGCTGTTGGGTGACAATCCACTTAATCACAAATATCACGCACTAAACGATCAAGCATTTGTCTCTTTTGTACACAAAGGTAAAGTACAATTGTTTAACATCATGCAAGTCGAGGAAACAGAGACAAAAATACGTTGCCTTTGCGAAAATCTTAATTTAGAGTTACTCAACGAGTATTGCAACGCATATAAAGCAACTAAAGCGATGTCGTTTGAAGAGTATCTTGTAGCATTTGATATTTTAAATTGGGGTGCTTTGACAATTGGCACAAACGAAGTCAAGGACAAAAAACTCACTTTGGAATGGACTGGCCAAGATACTAAGTTAGCTCGCTTGTTATCGATTGCTAATAATTTTGATGCAGAAATTGAGTTTGAAACGCAACTACACAATAACCACACTTTTAAAGCTTTTATAGTAAACGTCTATAAAGAATACGAAGAAGGAAAGTCATACGGTGTTGGTCGTGACAGAAGTGACACTGTGCTTAGATACCAAAAAAATATCGCTGGTATTACTAAAAAGCTTGATAAGCGTCAGATTTATAACGCAATACGTCCTTACGGTAAAAAGACTGTAAAAGGTGAGCGTGTTGTCTCTAATCCTGTTACACGTAAAGTCACTAAGACAGTTGGCTCTAACAAGACTTACTTAGGCGGCGATATTAAATATTACGGTCACACAATCAAAAAAGCCAACGTACAAGCGATTATAAACTATGCTGTACAATACAACATTTTGCCAAGTGGCATCATTACACAGCTTTATTTAGAGAGTTTCTGGGGTGATTCGACAGTTGGTAAACGTGACAACAATTGGGCAGGTATGAGTGGAGGAGCACAGACACGTCCTAGCGGAGTAAAAGTCACTACTGGTATGGCTCGTCCTGCAAACGAGGGCGGAACGTACATGCACTATGCAAGTGTAGATGACTTTTTAAAAGATTACACTTATCTTTTAGCAAAACAAGGGATTTATAATGTCGTCGGCAAAAAGAATATAGCAGACTATACAAAAGGGCTTTTTAGAGCTGGTGGAGCTAAATATGACTATGCAGCAGCAGGATATCAAAGCTACACAAATTTGATGACTAATATCCGAAATGGTATCAATAAAGTAACTGGAAATATCCTCAATACGATTGATAAGCTGTGGCAGACTCCTGTAAAGCCCATAACCGCCGTAAACGTCGCTAGAAGAGCCACTAAAACAATACAAGCTATTAATGAGGCTACTAAGCTGAAAGGGCGCAGAATCGGTTCTGGACAGTGTTATGCGCTATCTGGGTGGTATGCAAAAAAATTGGATGGCGCTTGGATTGACAGCTCGATTGGTGGTATTAGAGGTCGTATCGGAGGCGGTATGGCTGCTGCCTTAATCGGCACTGATTATAACTGGGGTGCATATGGGTGGAAGGTAGATAAATCACCTAACGCTGGAAACTTAAAAGCTGGTGGTATTTATAATGTACGAGCAAATCGAGGCGCTCCTTTTTATACCACAGGCTGGGGGCATACAGGTATTATCAAGAGTGTGTCTAAAACAAGAGTCACTGTCTTAGAGCAGAATTACGCTGGACGCATGTATGTCATGGAAAACTCGTATGAGATTAACGCTTTTGCTAGAGGATTGCAGACAGTATGTTATCCACGTGAAATAGCGCAAGGAATGGCTGTTAACGGTGCAACAACACAGCAAGTAAGCGGTGGAACACAGATATCGTACGAAGAAGTCGTACAAGAGGCTCAGACAGAATCATACGAAGAAGAACAAATCATCTATATTGACAACTCTATCTACAAAGAGTGGAAAGATGAAAACGGTAAAGTAGAGTACTATCTCAAAAATGGATTTTTGTACGCACCACTTTCAAGAGACCGCTATCCATCTGTTTTAACCGGTAATGAGACACGAGACAACTGGATACGAAAAGACATGGAAGTCGAGACTGATAGTCAAGAAGTCTTGATGTCAACAGGTCTAAAAGACTTAAAAGCACACGCATATCCAGCAATTACATACGAAGTTGATGGCTATGTTGACTTAGAACTTGGTGATGTTGTGCGGATACAGGACGACGGATACGAGCCACCGCTGATTTTGACAGCACGAGTAGTTGAGCAAGAAATATCCATAACAAATCCCAGCTCTAACAAAACTAAATTCAGCAATTTTGTCGAAAAAGAAAGTCAGTTAGCTTCTGATTTAATCAGTGATATGTTGCGTCTATACGATGAGTCAATTCCATACGAAATCAAACTAGCTACTTCGAATGGTGTCGCTTTTAAAAATGGCACTGGTGAATCTGTCCTAACTCCTAGCTTGCAAAAGAACGGGAAAGACTATGAAGCAGTTTATTTTTATAAAAATGGTGACTCGCTAATTGATATCGGACCATCGCTAATCGTTAAAGCAAGCGACTTTAACCACGTTTTAAATATAACAGTTGAGGCATATTTAAATGAGGAACTTGTAGCAAGCACACAAATATCATTTACAGACACTGAAGACGGTGCTGACGGGAAAGATGGCGCACCGGGACCACAAGGACCTCCCGGTGTAAACGGACTGCAAGGTCCAAAAGGTGACCAAGGCATTCAAGGTCCAGCTGGTGCTGACGGTAAAGCGACTTATACGCATATAGCATACGCCCTTGACGAGAACGGATCAACTGGCTTTAGTGTATCTGATAACGTTGGCAAAACGTACATAGGTATGTATGTTGATGATAATATCATAGACTCAAACGACCCTAAAAAGTACAAGTGGAATTTGATAAAAGGCGCAGATGGTGCTAGAGGTATCCAAGGTCCAGCTGGTGCTGACGGTAAGACACCTTACTGGCATGTAGCGTATGCAAACAGCTCAGATGGGACAGTTGACTTTAGCGTGTCTGATAGTGCAAACAAGCGCTACATTGGGCAATATACTGACTACGATGCAATAGATTCAAGTGACCCTAAAAAATACCGCTGGACTGACATGGTTGGGACGGTTGTCGTCGGGACAAACAATCTGATTGATGGTACAAAATCATTTTTTGGGACTGATTGGTTTACTTCTGCAACGCTAGAAGACGAGAACCTCTCTAATTGTCCTTTCACGCTTAAAAAATGGATTAGTGGGCAAAAAGTGTCGCATGCAAAAGATATCATGGTCGAGCAAGGTGTAACGTACACTTTTAGTGCTTATGTTAAACGTGAGGTAGCTGGGAATTTATATTTTTATCTTTATGATATAGCAGATGGTTTTATTACTAGCGATACCCCACGAGAGACAATTATAAAAAACGTTGACTCTAGTCTCAGACGTTTTGAAATCACTTTTACACCAACTAAGACAGGTAGGATTAGACCAAGGTTCGCGATGGTGTCATCGGAGCAAGGTAGTTTCAGCTCTGGTGGGTTTATGCTCGTTAGGGGAAATAAAACAGGCGACTGGCAGGAATCAGAAGCTGATAAAGCAAGTAATCTTGATTCAAAAGCTGACGAAGCGTTTACAGTTGAGCAACTAAATGCACTCGCTGAACGTGCTCGCATCGCAGAAGCTGAATTGCAATCTAAAGCAACGTTAGACACAGTCAACGACTGGGTTAAAGCATTGCAAGACGAAATCAAAGCACGAGAGGGAGGACAAAAGTTATCAGAACAAAAACTGATAGACTTTTCTAATCGCATGATAGCAGTACAGCAAACAATTGGGGAGATGCAGATACGCACTGATTTTGTTAATAAATTTATGAGTCAGTCAGAGGACGGTCTTGTAATCGGACAAAAAGATGGAACGTCAAGCGTTAGAGTTGATAACGATCGCATCAGTTTTTACTCAAGTGGTAAAGAAGTAGCATATATAGCTCAGAGTGTGCTTGTTATTGATAGCGGTATTTTTACAACTAAACTGCAAATTGGACGTTATCGTATTGAGCAATACGAACTAAACGCTGATATTAACGTCGTAAGATATGTCGGGTAGAAAGGAGGATAGATGACAACATATTATAGTAACTCTGACAAGAGTTATCGCTTAACTTATATTGTTGACGAGGTTTCAACGTCGGTTGCAGACAATAGTAGTCAAGTAAGGTTTAGGCTCTATTTGACTTCTGGCACTAACAGTTACGCTCAGTATAGTTTTGGTGGATATGCCTGGGTGGGTGCTAAATATGACTTTAACGCACCTTCCTCTATCGGTTTTAACGGCAATCAATTGTTGATTGATAAAACTATCAGAGTTCCACACGATTCAAATGGAGATAAAATAGTCGTTGTTGCTGCTAAATTGCTAGGTCCAGGTGGATACGCACCCGGAACGTTGACGATACCAGACCAACAATTTAAACTAACGAAGCTATCTCGTGCAAGTACTGTATCTGTATCTAGCGGCTATTTTGGAGATGCGCTAAATGTTAATATCAATCAAAGTTCAAGTGATTTTACACATGATGTAAGATACAACGTGAATGGTATCACTGGAGTTGTTGCTAGTGATATAAAAGGTTCAACAACTTTTAAAACAAGTTTAGATTGGGCTAATACGGTTCCAAATGCAACTAGCACACCTGGAACAATATACGTTGATACAAAATCTAACGGTTCTGTCATTGGGACGTCAACCGCTATTTTTTATCTGACTTTACCTGATAGTGTTAAACCAACAATAGCAAGTCTTGTTTTATCGGATACAAATCAAAAAGCATCTGCATTAGTAGGTGCTAATAATTTTGTGCAAATTGTATCCAATCCAATTGTCACTTTTAATGGTGCTGTAGGAGCATATGGGTCGACGATAGCTAGTTATTATGCGGAGGTGGTTGGCAAAAACCAATCCACGCAGCAAAATGGTGGTCCGCTCGGGATATTTAACTTTAGTGGCAAAGCAACTATTAAAGCTACAGTTACAGATAGTAGGGGCAGGGTGTCAGACCCTATTACCGCAGAAGTAAACGTCATTCCGTACTTCCCACCTGCGTTCAGTTTTACCGTAACCAGAGCAGGCGCTAAAAATGACAATTTGGTTGTTACTCGCAACGCTAAAATTGCACCTCTTATTGTTGATGGCGTACAAAAAAATAAGATGATGTTGACTTTTAAGACAGCGCCACTCAATACAACTAGCTTTACAGTTGATACTTCTAACGCTAGTGGGACATATACGTCAACCGCAGAACTTGTTAACTCAACAGCAACTTTGAGTGGCACGTATGGACCAGATAAATCGTTTGATGTTTACGGCTTGCTAAGTGATTTGTTTTCTGTTAGCGGTGGTGGAACGCCTGTAAAACAGACCGTATCAACAGAATCTTTTCCGCTAGCATGGCACAAAAATAGCGTTGGAATTGGTACACTACCTAAAATCGATGATTCAGGTTCTTTAAACGTCGCTGGGAATATCTACTCTGATGGCAAGCCAATCCAACAAAAACAACTTGCTTTAAATAATGGTGGCTCTTTTAGACATGATGACACTGACCTAAATAGCTTGCAAGACACAGGTTTTTATTGTGTATTTAGAGGTGCTAATAGACCTGTAGGGGCAGGTCCTGGGTACGTAACAGTTGTAAGACACCAGACGGCAAACTATGCTTATCAACAATTTTACGACCGTACAAATAAAACTATATTTACGCGGTTGCTGGAAAACGGTGCTTGGAGCACATGGAGTGAGTACGCTAAAAAAGATAGCTTGCCTACAACGATAGACTCAGGCTGGCAGTCAATCGGCAATGGTTTTAGTTATAGGCAGACAGGCAGTACAGTCACAGTTAAGTACAACTTTGCGA